CACCCACAGCACACGGTGCAGGGTCTTTTATTGTTCATAAGGACTTTGTCATTGAGTGGGATCCTACTGACACAACCTACCAGCAAGAAGCAGGTAGTGGCTACAGATAAAGTGTGGCAAGAACGCAACAGGTTGACAAGGCCCGATCTTTTTGCTATTATACGACTATGATGAACACAACGGAGCACTAGATGGAACAAGGGTTTTTGATAGCAGAGATCATAGACATTCTGGACCGTTTGGACCGTTATGACCACGTGTTTGCCGCTAAGATGATCCAGCAGTATGACCACACGGGCCGTTTGAGCCCTAAGCAGGTCGCAGTGCTGGAGCACATAGTGGCCAAAGCCTGTTTTGCATAAAAGCCACAGGTTGACAGGCCACAATCTTCGTGCTATACTACACAGACACTAGCAAACAAGGAGCGTGAAATGGGTTACAAGGTATTGGGCCGCTACGAAGATGTCATGCAGGGATTCACTGCTCGCAAGGGCCTAGAAGGCCCATTCAACTTTAACGGTCGCATACTCTACTACGACCCAAAAGAGGGTAAGTATTATGACCCGCGCAGTGACTTCTATGTCAGTCATAGCGAATACTTTGAGATTGTAGGTTTTATGTCAGGAGCGAAACAATGATTGAAATACAAGGTTTGACCAAGAACCAAAGAATTATAGCAGAATGTCTCTACCATCGGTGTGACACTCAACGTGATGTTGAAGCCGTGCTTGAGCACTATGGTAAGGATGCTCGTACAGTCTATGAGCTATTGACTGCGGCTGCTCTGGATCAATACATGGCTACAGATTTGGCTGAAGAGCTTATTGACTACATCAAAACTCGATAGTATAATACAGACATTAATTACACGGAGCGAACGATGACCAAGGCATACAAAGTACTAAACTTAGACATTGTGAAGAGCAAGGGCACTGTGGCCAGTCTAGAACAAGATCCTGTTGTCAAAGACCTACGCAATGAGACTGATGAGGACATACTGAATCGCCTGCGTGAACGCTTTGAAATCTTAGACGACATGACTCGTGCTGTAAAGAAGGGCGATGTAAGGGCTATGATTGTCACTGGCCCTCCAGGTGTGGGCAAGAGCTACGGTGTGGAAAAGGTATTGAGCAAGCATGACGTCTTCGCCAATGTAGCACAAAATGAAAAGCTTAAGAAGTATGAAGTAGTCAAAGGTGCTATGAGTGCTTTGGGTCTCTACTCCAAACTCTATGAGTTCCGCGCCAAGAAGAACATTCTAGTGTTTGATGACTGCGACAGTGTGCTCTTAGATGATCTTAGCTTAAACATCCTAAAGGCAGCACTGGACACGTCAAAGAAAAGAACTATACATTGGAACACGGACAGTCGTCTGCTCAAGAACGAAGGCGTGCCCAACAAGTTTGACTTTGAAGGTGGTGCAATTTTTATAACCAACATCAAGTTTGACAACGTTAGGTCTAAGAAGCTGCGTGATCACTTGGAAGCATTAGAGTCACGCTGCCACTACTTGGACTTGACCATTGACACAGAGCGTGAGAAGATGTTGCGTATTAGGCAGGTAGTGCAGGAGTGCGGCATGTTAGATAGCTATGAGTTTGATGATGTAGCCAAGGCCACCCTGTTGGACTTTGTGGATCTCAACAAGAAGAAGCTGCGCGAGCTTAGTCTAAGGACTGTGCTTAAGATAGCAGACTTGAAACGTAGCATGCCTGCTAACTGGCGTGCTGTAGCAGAGGTAACTTGTATGCGCCGCAGCTAAGGGCACACAAGACTAGATGCAGGCCGATTCGCTCCCGGCCGTGTATTTAGCAACCTCTGCATATAAAACATCGCAATGATGTTTTGGATCCTCGAGGCCGATTCGCTCCCGGCTGTCGAGGATTTTTTTTCATAACGGTGGTGAGATAATTTTAGATAACGGTCCGAGGTGGGGTCAGACTATAAATTATAATTTTATATTTTTTATAGCGCTACGCTAACGCCCATAGGTGTAAAATCACCACCATGACAGAAAAATACCCTACTTTAAAAATTTTCGTGACAGAAATTTTTTTCCACGCAGGACCCATTTCTGCTAGACCTTTTGATGCCACACATTATCTGGTCCAACCCAATATTGTATACCTGCGCTAGCCAGAGCTGCCTGTACAGCAGGAAAGTCCACATCGTGTCCTGTCAATCCTCTAGGATCAGTCAGTAGTTTTTGATAAGCTTCTATATCTCCTAGCACGCCTCTCATACTATGACTAGCATCTATAAAAACAAAGTCCACTGGTTCAGTGATTGCGTGAGCCATGTCCCTGCTATCACCCTCTAATACTCTAAGCCTTTCACCATATTGACTCTGTCGTTCCTCGGTATAGAATTGGCCTATATCTATATCCACAGCTATCATTCTAAGATCAGTATTATGATCCAGAAGATGAAACAGTGTTCTGCCCCAACGCACGCCAACTTCTATGCCCCGTTTCCACTGATATTTTTTTATCAAATAGTCTAAGTAGTATTCACGTTTCTGTGGGCCCTGCCAGCTCACAGTCATATCTAGTCTATTTCTTACCTTAGCCAAGGTCTTTATCTAAAGCTATTTGGTTGGTAGTTGGTAATTGGAGCAGGATCTTGACCGTCAATACCAGCCAATCGACGTAGGTCCTGCATAGTCTGTCCACTGGCTAGATTTTGGCCCATGTTATAGCCTTTGACCAAGTTTCCCGCACCACCACCTAGACTCTGCACTGCCTGTAAAGGATCGTTTCGACTCAGTGCATGAGACACGTTTACACCTTTAGCCAAAGTAGCTACATTTCCACCTACCACAGTGGCTACACTGTTTAGAGCCTGTTTATAGTCACCTTGTTCCAGTGCGTCTATAGCTCTAGCCACTGCCTTTACCATACGTGTTTGTGGTATAAGATCTGTCACACGATCTATAATAGGATGCTCTTTCATACAAGTTGTCAGCTTGTTTACTAGACTCTGAGCTGTTTCTTGTTCAGGTTTTATACTGTGAATAAGCTGTTCAATTTCGTCAAAGTCCTGTGGTGTGGGTTGGGGTTCAGGAGCAGATATTTGACTGGGTGGTTGAGTATTTATAACTTCTCGTATCAGCATAACAGTATTTAGTCCCACATTGATCTAAAATCACCATAATGTCTAATAGCAATATAGGCAGTTTCAGCTAGAAATTCAAAATGATTCCTCATAGTTTCTAGCACTGGACTAGGCACTGAACTGGTTCTAATCACATAGTCATAGCAGCCCTGGCCCAAGTCTGTGTAGTATCGTTCATTAAGGCCTCGACGTTCGCCCAGTTCAGGGAATACTGCACGAGTAAACCAGCAGACATCAGCAAATGCTCTAGCCTGTTCTACGGTCTGTATTCTCATGTAGTGCTCTGCGTAGCTGGGTTGTGGTTGCCAACCGGGGTTCTTGAGTCGGCCGCTAAAGATTTCAGCTTGATAGTTCACTATTCGGTTGGGTATAGTCCAACCGTGTAGTAGGTTAGTGTCCGTGAGTAATTGTCTAAAGATTTCACTGTCTGCACCCATAGATTACTCCTTGATTACAGACTGTATTTATCGCTCTCTAATTTTTGCACTTTCTGCTTCGCAGACTCTAGGGTAAGTTCTTCAGCAGTTGCCTCAACGTGCTAGTTTCTGTTCGTTCAGTATCCTTCACTTCGGTTTTTCTCTCCAAGTTACTGAGTATTGTACGTGCTCTTGTATCTGTAGCCACTGTGTCTTCTATTCCCGGGTCTGTGATACGCAGTGTATCTATATTAAATTCCAAGTCAATTTTCTGTCCCACGCCGCTGCTGCTACGTGTTTTCATCAGTTGTATTTGATATCTGCCATGTTCTCTCATAGCGCGACTAGTAAAGATGCCAAACACGTTGTCCGCAGTCTGTATCTTGCTCAGTCCGCCTGAGATATGGCTATGATCAAATTCCACTTCTTCCACAGCGCCGCGATTAAGTTGACTGGCAGTTACCAGTATACAGTTTTTTTCCACAGCTAGATTTCTAAGTTCTTCGCTCACATATTTGTCTTTAACGAAGAGATTTTCCGCACTGATTCTTCGACTAATTGGCATCAGTAGGTCCAAGTAGTCTACCAGTAGCACATCTACTCTGCGTCCAAGTTTAATTTCGTATTCTTTTAGATAGCTACGAAGATCGTTAGCAGTCTTGCCACTTGGCATATATTTGACCTGATAAGTGCCTGATCGTTTGCCTATCACTCGTACACGCATTTCAACTTCGTCCAGTTGACGAAATATTTCTCTGCTGGGAATTTCTGTAATCATACTGTCCACACGCATACTCACAAGTTCTTCGCTGAGTTCCAGAGTGACATAGACTACGTTAAGTCCTTGTAGGGCCCAATTAACGCCTAGATTAGCCAAGAATAGACTTTTACCTGCGCCCGATCCTCCTGCGAAGATGTTAAGTTCTCCACGGTTCATGCCGCCAAACAGACGTCGGTCCACTGTGATCCAGCCAGTGCTGATCTGTCCGTTTTTGTCCTTAATACGCAGCAGTCTAGCTCTAGGGTCTTCAAAGTAGTCTGTGCCCAAGTCCTTGTTTAGGCCTACCTGTACAGCAGATTTGATTAGATCTTCCACTGGACCGTATTCACCTTTTTCCAGTAGATCTGCTGATTTTAGAATAGCACGTTCCAGTCCCTTGTGTCTAATAAAGGTTTCAAAGTCCTGTAGTAGCCAATCGTAGTGTTCTTCTCTCAGTTCTCCAGGTGTCTGTAATTGTATGCCTGTAGCGGCATTAACTATTTCAAATGTGGGTAATACACTGTGTTCTGTCACATAGTCGTTGACAAATTTAGCTGTGATCTGTAGTCTGCGATCAAACAGTTCTGGATCAAATATGCTTTGACAGCGCACAAAAGTTTCTGCGTCTGTAAGCATGATTTCAAGGTATAATTTCTGTATGTCGTAGCCATAGTCTGCATTTTGTTTAGTCATGTAAAAACCCTTGTGTTGTATTGTTTTTCAAAGCGTCGAGCATCTAGCCTATCATTTACCATGGGTTCGCCACGTATATTTAGACTGGTATTAAGTAATATAGGACACCCTGTAGTATCGTACCATAGTTCTAGTAATTGTCTTATACGACTAGAATCCTTAGGCACCGTTTGAACTCGACTAGTTCCATCAGCATGAATTATAGCAGGAAACAGTTCGGGATGTCTACACCTGCTGGTAAACTGCATATATCTATGATGCTCAGCTCGCCCCCTTATATCAAAATATTCTTTCACATATTCTTCTAACACCACGGGAGCAAATGGTCTAAACTGTTGTCTTTGTTTTATAGCGTTTACACGATCTCGTACATCGGAGCCTCTTGGGTCAGCTAGTAAACTACGATTACCAAATGCTCTAGGGCCATATTCAGCTGCTCCCTGTGCCACACCACAGATTCGGTGTTGCTCTAGGTATTGAACAATATCTTCAATGGTGTCTTGTGGTTCTATTACATAGCCTAAAAACGGTGTAGTCCATGGTATATGCTCTTTGGTCACTGCTAAGACTGCGCCCACTGCTGAACCAGCATCACCGGGGTTAGGCATTATCCATACATCATCAAACAGGCCGAATGCTAGACTATTAGCACTACAATTAAGAGCACAGCCGCCCATTAACACAAGATTAGTGCTATCACTAAGATGCCGTCCTAGATATAAAATATTTCGAAATAGTTCTTCGTAGACACGTTGAGTTCCTGCTGCTAGGTCATAGACATCTGCCTGACCTAACTCTGGTGCCCAATCCTTACATCCTCTGTGTAGGTTCTGTCGAAAAGTAAAATTTTCGTAGCTGGCAACAAAATCTCTTCCGATACGCGGTGCTAATTTTTTAGCTTGGCCATAAGCGGCCATACCCATTAAGATATATTCTTCTTCATTGGGTTTAAGTCCGATACGCTGTGTCATAGCACTATACCATAGTCCTATGCTATGAGGATATCGTTGGCTATAAAGTTTTTTTAGTTTTTGACCTTTAGCCTGCCAAATAGTTATAGTTTCAAATTCGCCAATAGCGTCTATGACAATCACACAGGCTTCTCTAAATTGACTAGTATAGTAACCGGCCGCAGCATGACTATGATGATGGCGTACTGTTCTATAAGGACAGGTAATATTATATCGTTTAAGATAAGCTCCTACTCTATTGTCTTTAAAACCTTGTCCTGCTTGTAATTGTCGTAGAGTTTTGACCCAAGGGCGTTCATACCAAATAACTTTATCTGGTTCCCCGAATTGTCTAGCATAGTTGACAAGATCTAGGCAGAGATCTGGATCATTTTTAATTCGGCTGAATCGTTCACTATGACTGGCGAAAATTAAATTATTATCTTCGAAAACAGCTAGAGCAGCATCATGGCTGTTGGCGCTTATTCCCCAAGTAATCATCGGTAAATAAAAGGATCTCTTTCCTTAAGTTCTTTCAGTCTACGTTTGAATTCTTGTTGTTTCCTGTAATAGGTGTAAGGACTAATTATCCAGTTTATAATTTTTCTAATCATCTCTTTCTCCTTTAAACCACTGTTTACTATAAAGTCTTATTTTAAGAGCTGTTTTGTGTTTTGAAGATAATATCATAGACAGTGTTCTTAGTTTTCCATACTTAACAATACTATCATTTATATCTTTGCAGTTGGACCAATCAGGAAAACTCACACTCCAATTTTGTTCAATGGCCTGTGCTACAATTTTAGGACCTTCGTGATCTCGATCTGGTACTACAATGACTTCTTTATTTAAGGAATTGATTAAGGAGATCTGCTGAGAATTTAATTCGCTGCCTAGTATAGCCACACCATCAATGCTAATGGCGTCAAATGGTCCTTCACAGACTATTACAAATTTTCGTTGATAGTTTTGATTATCAAGATTAAACACAAAGCCAGGTTGTTGTTCACTGATATACTTGGGTTTATGATCGTAGATTCGTCTAGCTGTATATCCTACAATTAGTCCTTGATATCTAAATGGAATAATAACTCTATCTATATAATTTGGAGACCAATAAAAATCAAAATCGAATGGATTATCAAACCCTCTATTAACAACGTAATTTATTATGCTAAGGTACTTTTCTACTAATTCTTTTGCTGGTTCTACTTCCATGATTTTAGCCCATTCGGTCAAGGGTTTAGCTAGTTCAGGTAGTTCTCTGTTATCAAACTTTGGTATTAGGCTAGCATAATTATTTTTTTCTAATTCATCTTTAAGTTTCAGACTTTCAAAAGAACATTTGCTAATTAGGTCATCTGACACATTAATCCAGTGCAAGAATTTTTTAAATTTTAATGTAAGCATTCTACCAGATTGCCAACTAGTTTTAAAACCGCAATTAAAACAGTGATAGCTAATATGATCGCCGTTTAAGATAATTCCACCGCGTTGTCTGTTATCTTGTCCTGTGCCCATATGGTGACAACACACCGCATTAAAGCTGATCCAGCCACTGGGTGTGGTTTTTCTTTTGTAGGGCAGATGACTAAACACTGTGTCTATGATAAGGCTCATAGCATTAGTTTAGCGTCTCACTAGGATTCTGTCAATCTTTCCGGTATTGCCTGTGTCCAATACGTATTTTATTCTAGCCCAAACCAAGTTATTGCTATAGTCTTCACCAGTATAGGTCTTGGTCACCGATGATGTACTGCTGGTCACAGCGAATGATTCAACTGTTCTCCAATCTGTAGCAGTGCTGACGACTACATCTTCAGTAAATTGTACATCAATTGTGCCCTCAAACAGCTCCAAGTAAAAGTCAAAATTTACAGTTTGAACAGTGCTTCGATCGTTGGGTTGATTTATTTCTGCTGCTTCGCTATAGTAGGTATAGACAAAAGGTTCTACATTATCGTCTACCATATAATGGAATCTGTCTATTTCAATAGGTGGTAATTCCTTTGGCATCACATGACCTATAAGGTCTAGTGTTCCGCTTAGACCAAACTGTGTATCTCCATAAACTGGGCTACGAGTGCCATCAGAATTGTCTATATAAATGGTATAGTGCAGGAATTGTGGGGCCAGACTGGCCAATACTCTAGCAGGAATAGTCACAGTGGCCAGACCTGGCGTCAACAAATGAGTTACTGTGGCTGTATAGATTTCCTGATCTAGTTGATCCATTAGTACACAGCGTATAGTTTTGTCGCTGACTGTGATTCGTTTTTGTTCACTGTTTTTAAAATCAAGCAGTAGTTCATTATCTAGTCCTTTATAGATTTTAAATTTACGTTGATACACGATTCTATACTCCGTATTATGAGCAGTCAAATCAGCAGTTATTTCCATTCGGTTTGGATATAAATAAGCGGTAATTTTTTGCATTGGTGATTCGCCTCAACTTTATTTATGGCTAAATTAAGAGACAATATACAACAACAGCTACCTTTTATCAGTGTTTTACATTATGGTGATGAAGAATACGTAGGAATTATCATTAATCAAGATCAACATGTTACCAGTTTTTTTGACCTTGCTATGATAAAGAACAATGAAGAAAAAAGCCTCCTATTGGAAGTAGGAGAAATATGGTGGTGGGAAAGTAATCGTCAGATACCGATCAGTATATTTTGTCGTAAAGAAGTAGAGCCATTCAAATATGCCATAAAGACCTTCAACAGCAAGGATGTAAGGTTAATACTAGGGCCCACAGTAAACTTATTAAATCTCACCATAAAACGAGTCAAGCGCAAACAGGTTCAATTAATCAGAGCGCCCAAGCGTATCTAATCAAGCATATTCGTAACTTATAGATTCGCAGATCAAGTTCATTTGTACAACAATAGCAGCAGCATAGGCAGTGGCATGACTTTTTTTAAAGTAGTATTCGTCACCTTCTGGTTTGGTCCATACTTCGTTCATCACCGTAGTCCAATCTTTGCCAATCAGATAGCGTTTCGCGGGGCGTATCAGGGCCAAAACTGCCGCTAGTTGGGGTATTGTCCTTGGTTTCATTTCTCTTAAGATCGAACCATGTCCGTTGACGTGAAAGAGCAAATTGACGAAATCGTCCTGTTCTAGTAGTTCCCATAATGGCTCCTGATTAAGTAGTAGGCTAAGATGTTGTTCATTTTTAATATCTTTATACACACTGGCATTTAAGAAATCGATTTTAAAGTATCCTCGTTGTTCTGCTGTACGATAATCAAGTGAACTCAAACCTGTAAGAGGATTATAAGGAATAGGCTGTACATAGATACCTGTATTGTGTGCTACAAGTTTATCCTTATCCAGTCTACTGGCCTTTATGTGGGTAATTTTATTCAAAATTTGATTTCTATCAAAGAAATCTATATCAATGTCAGGCATTAGTGAATAACCTTTGTTTCAAACAACATTAATGGTAAATGATCAGCTAGGTATTGAGCATAGGTTTCTGCGTCATCATCTGTGTCAAATCCACTTAGAACTACGGCAACAGTTCTATCCGAGTTATTAAACATAATTTCAATGTTTATATCTGTATCTTTGTATATCATAGCTCTGCCTCCTGCACTACCTGTTTTACCAAGTCAATATCCCAAGTTTGTCTATGAAACTTTTTGATCCATAAATTGGGATCTATAATTGTACTTATTGAAGAAAGCTGATCATCTCTAAAATTAGCCAGCATATCTTTGCCGGTAGGGCTATTCAATATCAGCCAAGGACTTACTTTACCATCTTTTATGTCAAATACAGCACGATTAGTGCTGACATATCTAAAGTAGTGATTCCACAGACTGTTAAAATCCTTAGCCCAAGATTCCATATGATTTATAGATCTTTCCAGGGCAGTCTCCACGCTTTCTGTGTGTATTAGGTTTACTATATATTTTTGATAAAGATCCTCTCTGCACCAATGGTCCAATTTAACTCCGCTAGTTACCACATAGTCTATAAATTTTTCAGGATAAAGTGGATTTACATTAGCAATAAAGCTGCCGAATTTCACAAAGGCAGTATAGTAAGGGCTTTTTGTAAACTCATCGTAGGTCTTTGTTTCATTCTGATTTTGTGTTAGTTGATAGAATCTATTATAAGTTTGGAATCCTGCTAGATTTGCCCTAGTATCTTTACTCATATATCTGCGTTTTTGTTCGCACATATGCACTGCCAATGTTTTTTCTTGAGTAAACTTAGATTTACAGTATCTACAAACAAATGGATTATTCACAGAAAGTTGTAGCATGTTTAAATCAGATCTGCGATTTCTTTATCACTATATCCGTGATCTTTGGCCAGTTCTTTCAGCTCCTTTTTAGTATAAAGTTTGGCCATGAGATCAATTTCATCATCTTTACGATCAGGGTAAATTTCACTTAGAAACTTTGTTGATTTGTTCATGGCCTGATCCTTCTTTTTCATGCCTAACCATTCGTGGAAGAATATTTTCTTGCTAGGATGATGGCACATACACAGTAACATCCATAATAATTTAGGATGCTTTTGTAAATCATTCCAATATTTATTAAAATATTCATTAGTATAGAGTATGAAATGTCTTTGTATTTCTTTGTTCTGACCTTTCACATTGCTCACATATCTATTCAATAGATAAAAACTATTCTTCAAGTCCTTTCTTTCATTATCCGATAGTTCATCCCATAGAGGTTTGAAGTCCATATCTACAGCCGCTAGTTTTTCTTTTAAACTAAGTTTTTCACTCATTTGCTATGCTCACTTTGGATTATCTTTTGACAATCTATATAGTATTATAGCATTTTCCATAACTCTTTGTAAAGCCGGATTGGTTTTCGCTTCTTGCCTCACTTCGTTCCATAAAATATGATTTTCTAAATCAGCTTGTCCTTCGCTGTGTCGTATACCAACGATAAATTTTTCGTCAGACCCAAATTCTCTTGCGTAGATAGTAGCACCATTATCCGGGCTTTCATAGATATATTGATGTCCAGGTTTAAGTTGTCCCATGTTAGTCCTTTCTAAATCCCACAGTTTCTCTTTCTATATCATCGTGGTCAAATTCTGCCCAATACAATTCAAATGCTGTAGTGTCTGATAAAGCTTCAAACTGATGATATTCTCCAGGAGCCACTTTAGTATATTGGCCTTCTCGTAGAATAGTTTCATCTACTAGGTCATAGTTGTTTTTCCATACACGAACAGATAAACATCCTCGTTCAACATAGAAACCATTCCATTTGTGTTTGTGCTTGTGTTTACTACAGACACCCCCTTTTTTAATTTCTATACGGTGAAATTCTAGCACACCGTTAGCCTCTAATAATTCAGTTACACCCCAAACTTTTCCTGCTTTCATTTTTGTCCTCACAGTATCTTACTAAGGTCGATCATTTCACTTTGACGACTTATTTCTTTTACAAAATAAGCGCAACTGGGTTTTGGTTCAGCGTTTAGTGGTACTGCCAGTAATTGATTGTTTTTCATTTTAGGAAAATACCATTTTACGTCATTATAAAAATTAATAATTTCTATTTTATAAAATTCTACCTTAAACCCGCTCAATGGGTTAAAACAAAAGGCTTCAAATCCTCTATCATTTAAGCTGGTAAGTGGTAAGATTTCTATATCGCAAGCACTGGTACTATCACCCACAGCAATATTCCAATCAATAGGCATAGTAATTTCATTTTCTCCTATTTTTAGCACCATAGCAGGGCTATTAAAGCTTTCTAAAAATATTAATGGCATAAAATAAAAATCTGGATTACGATTATCACTATTATCTAAAACTGCGAATCTCATATCGTCTTCTACTTCATCGGGTAAGTTATTTAGGTCGAATGCCCTATTGTCTAAAGTTAAAATCTGCATATTATTTCCAATCAATCTTGTCATGTGTAAAAGGATATCGAGCTTCCTTATAAAATTTTTTCCGTTGTGTAAGATGTCGTTTGGCAAACTTACAAGTACTGGTTATATCCCAGATTTGTACGAAGTCTTTATCTTCGGCCTTTCTAATGCCTCGCCCAATACTTTGTATAACCCTGACAAAGCTTTTTCCGGGTTCCAAAAGAACCAAATTAAAAATCCGAGGAATATTAATACCCACAGCGGCCACACCATAAGTCGCCACAATAATCTTGTTATCCACTGTTTTAATTTCATCATACTCTTCTTTTCGATCTTTGGTTTTTACTTCTCCTGATATGAACACTGAGTCTTTTAAAATTTCCACTAAATGTTTACCAGTATCTAGTCTATTAACTAAGACCAATGTGTTTCCACTTTGTGATATACCTTGTACCATATTGGCAATATATCTAACTCTATCTTTGTCTGTTACCAAATATTTGTTTTCTTCTGCATAGGTTTTAAATTCTAGCAAATCGATTAGTTGAGCAACATTAACGTGACAATTGCTCAACACTCCTGTTTCTTGGAGTTCATATGCACTTACACGGTTAATCAATGGTCCTATACTGGCAAAAATTGCTTGATTTTCATAATCTTCTTTAGGAACCGTGCCTGTTAGTCCCCAACGTATCGGAGCATTAGAAAGATTCTGAGTTAATAGTTTTTTTAGCACTGCGGCCTTAGCCATATGTACTTCGTCCACGATCACTGTGGTAATATTTGATAAAAATTGATCAAGTAATTCCGCATCTTTCAAGCTATCTTTGCTTTTTTTATCTAGTATGTTAAGACTTTGCCAAGTGCATATTGTATGTGTTCTAGCTAATTCTTTACGATCCCCGTAATAGACACCAACATCTAATTTACAGTTGCGAAAGTCTTCTTCTGTTTGTTCTACTAGACTTTTATTTGGTACAATAGTAATTGTTCTTCCGTAAGGTTCGCACAATTTACTCAGAGTAGCAGTTGTTATTGTTTTACCAAATCCAGTTGCGATTTCTTGTAGACATTGTGGATTAGAAAGAAATTTATTAATAACTTCTACTTGATCTTCACGTAATCTTATAGGCTGGCCTTGATAGATATGTCCTTCAGGCCAAGTTTGATCTTTCCAGTAATCTGTAGTAATTTTTTCAAACTGAATATCAAAGGTATTTCTATGATCTTCAATCTCAGCAATATCAACATTAGATTTTTCCAATATATCTATTATTTTAGGTAGTTGATGTAGATATCCTGTACCTCCTAGGCCAAATAAGGTCAAGCTGCCATCCCATCTTCCAAGTTTATAAGCTGGTCGATATCTGGCAGTAGGATCGAGATACTTAAATGTATTTGATAATTTTTTACGTACTTCTAAGGAGAGACCTTCTATTTTTAGATTAACCTCATCTCTTATAATTAGTTTACATGATGGCATCATTAGTTCCTGATATAGAACCAATAATAGGTTCTATTGTATTATAATAAATTTGTAAATCTACAGAACTACACCACTTGCTAGTTTTGCTTGATGTAAAGCTATTAGTATAACTGACTACACTGTTAGGGTACCAATCACTGCGTAGAATAAACTTGGGTAATTGATTATTAGCAATAGCAACAATTAAGGAATTTTTATCTAAACGTTGATTTAAATTATGTTCTGTGATATATTTGTTAAACATTATATTAGTATCTTTATTATTGTCAAATCTAAAGTATACTCTAATTTTTTCTTTATCTAACAAAGAATTTACTGCTATATTTAAATTTTTGATAGCCTCTAATGAGCTTAAACTATTATGACCGTCTAAAATCATTAATAATGGAAATCTTTTTAGATCACACAATGACTTTAAAATATTTTCAATTGTCTGATCCTGAGGTGAAATCCATATTTTAGCTTTTAATCTGTTAGCAAGCTTAAAAGTCAAAGACATATCAGTATTTTCGAAATTATAGCGATATTGATATTTTATTCTTCTATCCAACAACAATAGTTGATTATCTATATTATCTCCTAGTTCCTGTTTTAAACAATTTAGAATAATAGGATTTAAGATACAGTCTATTTCATTTACAGAAAAAGATTTGTTTATGATATTATTAATTTGATTATAAAAATCAACTAAAGATTCTGAAATTTCAAACTTGTAGGGCCTTAATTTATCTAAGACTAATTTTATATTTTTTTCTGTAAAAGGAATGGAGAAAAGTCTATTAGATTTGTTTATAACATTACCTTGAATTGATTTAGTTAATTCTGTAAAACTGTTTTGGATACGACTATTATGTGTAAATTCAACAAAAAAATAATTCAATTCATTCTGTTTAGTATAGATTTTTTTGACTACCTGAAGAACTCTAAATGACTTAGACCATAATGGATTCTTAATGAGATCAAAGTCTTTGCCCAAGAAATTTAAAAATATGTTTTGATTTTCAATCATAATCTTTAGTAGCAAATTTCCTTGATTTTTGGTGAAAAAATTGCCACCTGTAACTTGCTTATGTAGACTAATTAAAATTTTCTTATCTCTGATAGGAATGTCAACATTTTCAAGAAACTGATTTTTTTGTACTAAATCTATGAATAATTGATCTATAGTGTTCATGCTATTATTTTACACAAACTTGACAGAAATGTCAAGTTTTTACAATAAATTATCCAAAGGGTTTCCTTGAGAAATTTCTTCTAAAGTCCATTCGCAATGACAGATTTTTAATAACCATTCATTTTTGTCAACACTTTCAGGATTTTCTAAATTTTCTAAATTTTTGATAGAAATTGGGTATGCGAGGCTGTCTTTTGAGGTATAAACAGGTATATTAGACAAGGCTGCTTGTATAGCAGTATTACCTAAAAGATTTAAAACTATATGTGCTCTAGCAAAGTCTTCTATATGATCAAAGTCATCATAGGTTCCTGCTATTTTTTGAGGTATTCTTATTTCTGCCCCGATTCTTGGCAAGAATTTACACCATTCGAAGTCTCTAGGATGTGGTCTAAAAATAATTTTTCGATCAGTGTGTTTTTTTACTTCTTGTATGACATTTTCTAGCCATGTTTCTGGTTTTAGATTTTTGTTCCATTGTTGACTTTTAGAATGTTGTCCACAAATAAGCACATTTTCACCAAAATTATAGAGATTTTTTAGCTCAATACCTAATTTCCTTGGTCTATCTAAATCATAGTTTTCTTTATGATAAAAAAATCCTAAATTATTAATATGTCCAAGACCTACTCGCCAAGTTTTACCCCTTAATAGACCACCCACTTCTAAAATTATAAGTTTTTTTCCCTGTTTTTTAGCTAAATCCCATATTTCTTTGTTAGCTGACATTCGGCCGTTCCATAGTACCGACCATATTACAAAAACGTCAGCAGTTAAGTCATGTTCGACCACTTCATGGCCTAAACTTATAGCACCAAGACCAAAGGCCTTAAATACAGGACCACTATTTAGAGCTCCGAATCGAGGAAAAATTGACACTTTCATGATGTTGATAAGTAATAATAGTATTTAATGGTGGATAGATGTCAAAATATACAGTTGTCACAACTTTTAATGCCAAAGGCTATGATCAATATGCTCAAAAATTTCTAAGGACCTTTGATGAAACTTGGCCTAAGGATGTAAACATATGTGTATATACAGAAAATTGTGAAATTTCAGAAAATTTCACAAATCTAAAAGTAATAGATCTACATCAAGCTAGTGCTGATCTTCTAAGATTCAAAATGACTTGGAAAAATGTACCTAAGGCTAATGGAGATGTTACAGATGACCCAATACGATCAAAAAGGGGTGATGCCGGTAAGGGATTTAAATGGGATGCTATACGATTTAGTCACAAAGTCTATAGTATTTTTCATTGTGCTGATAACATCAGTTCTGAAATATTAATTTGGATGGATGCTGACATGATTTGTCATAGCAAAATCACTTTAGAACAGATAAGTCATCTTATACCTATGAATGTAGATATTTGTTATTTAGGTCGTGAGGGCAAATATTCAGAATGTGGTTTATATTCTATGAATTTAGCCAGTAAAATGACTTTAGATTTCCTAAAAGAATTTAAACGTATGTATGACCAAGCTGAACAAGGAATTTTTCTTCTAGACGAGTGGCATGACAGTTTTGTTTTTGATGAAGTAATGAAAAAATTTCCTCATTTAAGAAAACATAACTGGAGCGCACATTTATCAGACCTTAGACCAACAAAAAGACATTCAAAAGGCGAAGGGCATCCTTTAATAAATTGCGATTGGGGGAAATATCTTGACCATCTTAAAGGATCACGTAAAAATACTGGTAAAAGTCTGCCAACAGATTTAATTATTTCTAGAAATGAAAAATATTGGCAATGAAACAGCATTTTGGTCTTTATTTTCCTGAGTACGACACGCATTTTCCAAGAATGTTAGAAAAAAGTCTCAATAAAGACAATGTCCTAAGATATCAATGGCGTCAACGTGATCATGCCATAAACATTTGCCATAATAAACGTATCTGTATTGATATTGGAGCTAATGTAGGACTCTGGAGTTGTGATTTAGTCTATAAGTTTGAACAGGTTATAGCTTTTGAGCCTGTAGAAGAATTTAGAGAATGTTTTAGGCGCAATGTGAAGAAAAATAACTATATTATACATCCTGTGGCCTTAGGAAAAACAGAATCATTTATCAATATGAATATAACCGAAGGAAATACCGGGCATAGTCATGTTGATCTCTCAAGTTTAGGTCAAGGTAACATACCTTTACGTACTTTAGATAGTTTTAATTTACTTAATGTAGATTTGATAAAAATAGACGTAGAAGGCTATGAAGAAGAAATTTTATTAGGTGCTATGAATACAATAAAAATTAATAAACCTGTTCTAGTAGTTGAGCAGCAACATCATGAATATAAAAACGACATGATTAATAAGCCTGCTATTAAGATTTTAGAAAGTTGGGGTTATATGGTACAAGCACAGTATAATAAAGATTGGATTTTACAATGTCAAATTTAAAAATAAGATTTTTTAGTGATAGTTTTAAAAGTAAACGGGCAAGCCATCGTCTAAGAGGTGATGTTGTTAGTCAAGCTCTTAGAGAATTAGGGTATGATGCTAAGGTAGTAAGAGATTTTTCAGATGTTGACTCAAATACTATTGTAATTTTTCTCAAAAGAAGTTTACCTCCTTCTATTCAACGTGCTAAAGATCTGGGTGCTAAAACTGTCTATGATTTATGTGAAAATAAGTTTGATGAAAAAGAAGAATATGGTCCTAATTGCGCTCTAGTAGATGTAGTCAGCGTAAACAGTGAACAAATGGCTATTAGCACTAAGAATTACAGTGGAAAAGACAGCATATTAATGCCAGATCCTTTCGAAAGGCCAATTTTAGCTCCTAGATTTCGTCCTGGTAAAACTTTAAACATTTTGTGGTTTGGGTCTCAGTCTAGTTTTAAATTTTTACCCCTAATCGAAGTTTGGCAACGTTTAGAAAAAGAAATAGGAAATTATACCTATCACATGATTATGTCAAAA